TGAGACAGACAAGTATCCGCCTTTTGCCGGGCGCGAGGCCGACCCGATCAGTCTCGCGGAAGAGCGCACCCGGACGTTCTGGAACAGCAAGAAAGTCATGGTCAGCACCCCGACTACCCGAAGCGGATACATCACCCAGGCGTTCGAGCGTTCCGACCGGCGCCGCTTCTACGTGCCGTGTCCCGAATGTGGCACCTACCAGATTCTGCACTTCCGACAAGTCAAATGGCCCGAGGACCAACGCGACCCCGAAGCGATCCGGCGCGAGCAATGCGCCCGATACGAGTGTTGCGAATGCGAAAATCTCTGGACCGACTCCCAGCGCCAAGCGGCGATCCGGCGCGGCAAGTGGTGCCCGGATGGCGCCACCATCAACGAGCACGGCGAGATTGAGAACGCGCCCCCCGTGAGCTCGCATGCCGGGTTCTGGCTGAACTGCCTTTACAGCCCGTGGCTCACGGCCAGCGACGTAGCGGCGAAGTTTCTCGAAAGCCGCGACGATCCCGGAAAGCTCATGAACTTCACCAACTCTTGGCTCGGGGAGTGCTGGGAGGAAAAGACGCAGGAGAGCAAGCCCGAGCGCCTCGTGCTGCAAACCGTGCAGGTTCCGAAAGGCTACGTCCCGCCATACGCCCAGGTGCTGGTTGCCGCCATCGACCCGCACCCCTACCAGGGAATCTACTACGTGGTCCGGGCCTACGGCCCCAGGGAGGAAAGTCATCTGGTGCGCGAGGACATAGCCGAATCGCTACCCGAGGCGATAGAGAACGTGCTCGGGATCGGGTACCCCTTCTGCACCGATATCGGCGAGCCCGACCCCAGCGGCAAGACTGCCCATGTCCGGCTCTGCTGTCTCGACACTTCCGACAACACCGATGAGATGTACGAGTATTGCCGGGGGCACGCGCCCCAGCTCCGGCCGATCAAGGGGCAAGATAGCATCGCGGGGGGGAGCCAATTCAGCGTCAGCTACGTTGACCGCGATCCCGTGACCGGCAAGCCCGACAAGACCGGCCTGGCGCTCTGGCGCGTCGATACCAACTACTTCAAGACCAAGGTCACGCGGCTTGCCAACACGCCCCAGGCCGATAGCCGCTGGCACCTGCACTCCGATGTCAGCGAAGAGTACCTACGGCAATTCTGCTCCGAGCACAAGGTGCTCTGGCGCAACAGGAAAACGGGCAAGGCGACCGAGGCTTGGGTTCCGGTCCCGGGACAGCCGAAGAATCACTACTTCGATTGCGAGGTCTACGCGGCCGCCGCAGCCGACATGCTTCACGTTTCGCTCATGAAGGACCCGGACAACCCGGAACCGAGAGTCTATGAGGCCGGAACGCCAGAAGAGCGCCAGCGAGGCGCCGCACGAGCAAGCGGCTTCCTGAAACGGCGCAAGGGGTGGCTCCGTGGCCGCTGATTTCATCGGAAAACGCAAGGGCTGGCTCGACCGGGTCAAGGACAAGCCGCCTGGCGCCGCCGAATCCGCGGTTGAGGCAACGGCCGCACCGGACCCGAAAGTTTGCCCGGAATGCGGTGGCAAGGGCACGGTCTACAAGACAGAGGGGCGCATCCAGTACCGCAAATGTGCCGATTGTGGCGACACCTACAAGACGGTCAGACAGCCGAATCGCTTATAGCTTTTGGCCGCCAGCTCGGGCCCATCTGGTATTAAGCTGCAATTCTGGTGCTTGACAGATAGCGCGTATTGAGAGTACGTTGCCGTTGAACGATATCGCCAGGAGCCCCGGACATGGCAAGCCCCACTCCGCAAGAGATGGTCGAGGCTATCGACAACGCGATCAGCACGATTCTCAGTGGCGGGGTGGTTCAGGAATACGCCATCGAGGGCCGGAGCCTGTCACGCTACAGCCTGGCCGAGCTCCGCGACATGCGGAAACAGTACGTCGGTGAGATTCAGGCCGTTGGCGGCAACCGAACAAAGGTCCAGTTCGAGGACCCCGCATGAACCTCAAGCGCCAGGAACACGCCCGCTTCGTTGGTGGCGTGACCGAGGAAGCCCTCAATGCTCCGGCGACCGTTGGGGACCGGCTTGGCGCCGTGATCGACCGCGTAATCTCTGTGTTCGCGCCGTCCATCGGCGGCCGCCGCATGATGGCCAGGTATGGCCACAAGATGCTCCGCGCCTACCAGCGGCAATTCAGCGCCTACAAGGGCGCCAGCAATACCCGCCTCAATACGGGGTGGAAGGTCACGGACGGGAGCGCCGACCAGGACCTGCTCCCCAGCCTCGGCACCATGCGAGCCCGCTCCCGGGACCTGAACCGGGACGATCCGCACGCGGCCGGAGTGACCTCAACGCTCGTATCGAACGTGATCGGTTCCGGCATCATGCCGCAGAGCCGCCCCGACTATCAGGCCCTTGGTATTTCGCAGGATGAAGCCGACGCCTTTGCCGACCAGGCCGAACGCATCTGGCGTCAATGGCTGCCGTGGGCCGACAGTCAAGACCGCATGACGTTCCGCGAGATGCAGAACCTCGCGGAGCGCAAGATACTTGAGGATGGCGATTGCTTTATCATCCCGGTCATGATCAGGAGCGAGCCGTGGCGCCCGCTCGAATGGGCGCTTGAGCTCGTCGAGGCCGACCGCTGTATGACCCCGACCAGCCTCCGGCATCGCGGCGATATCCGGGACGGGATAGAAATTGGGGATCGCGGGCAGCCGGTTGCCTACTGGATCAGAAAGTCACATCCGGGAGATCTGACCGTAGGCGACCGGCGCTCCTATTCCAACGATGTTGATAACTTCCAGCGGATAGCGGCCCGCAACCGCTTCGGCCAGAAGAACATATATCACCTGTACCATATCAAGCGTCCCGGGCAGTCTCGCGGCGAGCCGTTCTTTGCTCCCGTGATCAACCTGTTCCATGATCTAGCCGAATACCTCGAGGCCGAGATTGTAGGCGCCCGCGTGGCGGCATGCTTCTCTGTCTTCATCAGGAAGAACAACCCGACACTCGGATTCGAGAACAGGACCGAGACACAAACGACCGGCGACGGCCGGACAGAACGCGTCGAGACAATCGAGCCAGGACTGATCGACTATCTGCAGCCCGGCGAGGATATCGAGACCGTCAACCCGTCACGACCAGGGAGCAACTTTGATTCGTTCGTCGAGCGCGTGATCCGCGCCCTGGCGGCCGGTGTTGGGCTTCCCTACGAGCTGGTTGCCAAGGATTTCAGCCAGACCAATTTCAGCTCGGCCCGCGCCGCAATCATCGAGGCCCGGCGCATGTTCAAGCAGCGCCAGACGTTCCACCAGGACCGCTGGCTCCAAGAGGTCTGGGAGCGCGTAATCGAGGAAGCGTATCTCAAGGGCGGCTTCTTTGACCAAGCCCCGAGCAATTTCGTGTCGCGGGTCAAGCTCTGGACCCGCGCCTCGTGGATTCCGCAAGGCTGGGAATGGATCGACCCGCTTAAGGACGCCCAGGCTTCCAGCATGGCCATCAATGCCGGGCTCTCAACGCTGGCCGACGAGACAGCCAAGCAGGGGAAGGACTGGCAGGAAGTGCTCGAACAGCGAGCCCGTGAGGTCGAGCTGGCCGAAACGCTCGGGGTTCCGCTCGCCGGCCCGAAGGGCGTCAGCGCGAATCCTGCCGATGGCCGATCTGGTAGTACCACGGAAATTCCCTCTGGACAGAGTTCCCAGAGTGCGTTACAGACTCACAGTGTTGAAACGCTTGTGGAGTAGCGATGCCCTTCCCGAACGAGCACAGCTTGAGGCTCCGCGATCCGGGCGACTTCGCCCCGGACAGCTTCCGCCGCACAAAGGGTAGCGGCAAGGGCCGTGTTCAGGGAGTCACGATCCCGAGTACGATCAGTGTTATCTGGGGCAAGCTCAAGGGCGCGGCCGAAGCAAGTGACCCGCCTATCGGACAAGCGCTCAGGTTTCCAAAAGATGCCTGGACCGAAGCGAAGGCCAAGGATTGGATCAGGAGCCACAAGTTGAAGGGAACCTTCGAGGCTGCCGCGAATCCAAAGAGCAAGTCCAGCGCCGAAGTGGTTGAGTATCGCAAGGTTCACAAGAGCGACCTCGTGTTCACCGACCCGAAATGTCGTGTCGAGATTTTCGAGGAAGGCCAGGACGCCGAAGGCAACCCGCTTCGGCGCTTCCGCATGCTGGTCAACAACGGACGCCCGATGCGCTCCGTGTTCATGGGGCAGATTATCGTGGACCTCGCAAGTCTGCAGATCCCCGAGAATCACAAGCTCCCCGCGCTGTTCGCGCATCAAGACGAGAGCCTCGACAGCATAGTTGGCTTCACGGACAAGGTTGAGACCAGCCCGGTCCTGGCGGCCGAAGGCGTTTTCTCGAACGTGACCGAATCGGCCGACAAGGTGAAGCGCTTGGCCGATGAAGGCTACCCGTTCGAGTGCTCAATGTACGTCCCGGGAGGGCGTTTCGAGGAAGTACAGGCCGGGACGGAGGTCGAGGTCAACGGAGAGACTTTCGAGGGGCCGATTTCGGTCATTCGTGGCGCCGAGTTGCGAGAGGTTACGTGGTGCGTCCTCGGGCGTGACCGCAATACCTCCGGCATCGCGGCCGGACAGGAAGAGGAAATCGAGATTGCCGTCGTACGGCACACGGAGGATAAGTCCATGGACCTGGAAACACTCAAGGCGGAACATGCCGACATTGTAGAGGCGCTCAAGGCCGAGTTCGCGGCCGAGCAGAGCGAGCCCGATCACGCGCAGGCCATCGAGGAAGCCCTCAAGACCGAGCGCGAGCGCGTTGACGCGATCCTGGCCGATGGCGCCGAGCTGGGCGTCCTGGCCGATGCCGTCAAGCTCGTGAAGGACGGCGCGTCGTTCTCCGATGCCCAGGTCAAGCTCCGCGATGCCCGCTTGGCGGCGCAGCGCAACGATTCCTCGCCCAGCGTCGGCGGCGGAAGCGAAGGCGATACGGCACCTGTGAGTTTCGAGGACAAGTGCAAGGGCGAATGGGACGCGAACCCGAGCCTGCACGCGGAATTCACGGATTACAAGTTCTTCGAGTCCTACAAGCGGCTCGAAAAGCAGGGGCGGCTCCCGAAGCGCGTCAGCGCGTAAGGGCGCCCAGAACGGGAACAACAGAGGCCGTAAGCGGCCTCAGGGAGGGATAGAAAATGGCAACCCTGGCATACGATCAGCCCCGTGCATACGAGGGCGCGGATTTCAAGACCAACGACTTCCCCGTCGTGGCCGCCGATATCATCTACGAGGGCGCGGCCGTTGGTGACAACGCCTCCGGCTATGCTCGCCCCCTCGTGGCGGCTGACCCGTTTTGGGGCTTCGCGACCCGCAAGGCCGATAACTCGGCCGGGGCGGCTGGCGATATCAACGTCAACTGCCGCGAGCGCGGTTACGTCGTGCTGCCGGTTGTCGGCGTGACCGGCGTCGGTGACGTAGGCTCAACGGTCTACGCGAGCGACGATAACACGTTCACGCTCACGGCGGGCGCGAACACCGATATCGGCAAGGTGGACAGGTACATCGGCACTCCGGGTACCACGTACTGCCTTGTGTACTTCGAGGCGGATACGGTCCAGTCGCTGTAAGGGCTGGATAACATACGGCATTAGCCGGGAGGTCAAAACATGGGTTACGATCAACTCACTTCGCGGGATGTAATCGGGCGGCTCGCGTGGACACTCGAAAACGCCCAGGTATCGCCCTGGGTCCCGATGGTCGCTTCGCTGTTCAGCTCCGACCAGCCCCAGGAAGAGTACCCCTTCCTCGGCATGACGCCTGCCCTCCGTGAGTGGGTTGGCGGCCGCCAGGCCAAGGGCTTTGTCCAGTCGAAGATCACGGTCCCGAACCTCGAGTTCGAGAGCACGATCGACGTTCTGGTCAAGGAAATGCGCCGGGACAAGACCGGGCAAATCCAGCTCAGGATCAACGAGCTGGTCGGCCGGGCTGCCCAGCACTGGGACAAGCTCATGGCGAACCTGATCAACGTCGGGGACAGCACCGCGTGTTACGACACGCAGTACTACTTCGACACCGACCACGCGACTCCGGGCGCGGACTTCACGACCGCCCAGGACAACGACCTCACGTCGGACATCTCGACGCTGCCGGTTGCCCAGCACGGTTCGGTTGCACAGCCCTCCGTGGGCGAGATGGTATTCACCATCGACAACTGTATCGGGGCGCTCCGGGCGTTCAAAGATGATCGCGGGGAGCCCATCAACGAGAACGCGACCACGTTCCTCGTGATGGGGCCGAGCCGGTATCGCAGCCAGCTCAACGCCGCCGCGACCAAGAACACCATGGAGGAAGGCCAGGAGAACATCCTCAAGGATACCGGCCTCACGATCCGCACCATGGACAGCGTCCGGCTCGATGCCGCCTCGGGCGGTAACGACGATGTGATCTACGTCTTTGCGACCGACCGGCCGCAGAAGGCGTTTATCGCACAGGCCGAAGTCGCAACTCCGGGCGGTGGCGACGAGTCCACGAACTGGCTTGCCGATGTCGAGGTTGACTCGCAGGCCGAGGGCTCGCATGTCGAGTTCTACGAAAAGAAGCACGTCTACGGCATCAAGGCCAGCCGTAACGTGGCATACGGATACTGGCAGGCCGCCGTCCGTTGCCAGCTCGTGTAACCCGAGAGGGTTGACGGGCGACTCTGGGGGCCAGAACGGGAGACTGTCAATGGAACGACGTATCATCGAGGCGTGCATGATCGAGCGGCGTCAGGGCATGATTATCGGCCCTGGCGCCACGCTCGCCAAGCTGGAAGTCCTGGACGGCGATATCAACGCCGTCTACCTGGACAAGCTGGCCCAGGCCGGAGAGCTCCGCTTCCGCGAAGAGGGCGCACCGGCCGGGAAGGTGACAAAGCCGAAAGCGCCCGAAGAGAACGAGAAGCCCAAGAAGGGCGGCAAGGGAGACTCAAGTGGCGAAAAAGCAGACAGCGGCAAGTGACACCCTTTCGCTCGTGGAACGCGCCGGAACGGAGCGAGTCCGCGGCGAGGATGGCCGCCTCACGGTGCTTGACGTAGCCGGAGCCTCCCTCGGGAGCGTCAAGCTGGCCGAAGGAATCACGGCCTCGCGTTTTCTCGCACTCCTGAATGGCGGGCACGTCGTAGTCGCCCCGAAGGATGTGCTCAAGGTGCAGGCCGACCTTGCAGCCGCCGAAGAGGACGCCGCGAAGGACCGCGCCAAGGAACGCGAGAAGGCCGCGAAGGAAGGGGAAGCCCGCGCCGCAAAGGCCGCCAAGGCGGAAGCCAAGGCCGCGAAAGGGGCGCCCGAGAAGGAGCCGGACGCTAACGGCGAGAAATGACCTTCCGGGCTCAACTGTCCACCGACGCAGACGTATTCCTCAATACGGATGAGTTCGCGGAAACGATCAACTACACGCCCAAAGGCGCCGCCAAGATATCCGATATCCAGGCCGTGATATTCCGGCAAGAACTGGATAGCTCTGCTGGGGATCGCAATACAAGATTCCAGCGCCAAGCCGTGATCTACGTCAAGCGTTCCGATGTCCAGACGGTATCAAAGAGCTTCGATACCGTAGAGTTCCCTATCGTCGAGGGCGGGAGCCCGGATGCAACCTGGCGCGTGATCAAGATTCACCAGCACGATGATCCTGCTCTCTGGAAGCTTACGGTGGTTGACTGATGGCTAACAGATTGATGCCTCCAAAGTCTACCCCTGATCCATCTCGTTTTGTCAGCAGTATTGGCGACCCTCTGAAAGGCGTCGAACTGCAAATCGACATGACTAACGCAATGGCGATCTGGAAGCGTGCTCCCCACACGGTTGAGCATTTTCTGGCTGACGCCTTCGATCACATCAGGAGAAAATTCTTCAAGGTGTGGCCAAGATCAACGAATCTAAAATCAAGTGGCCGCAAATGGTCAATGATTTGGCGATTCCAGGGATATCTCAATCGCAACCCCCCGAGCATAAACTCTCTCAATCTCCACGTTGTTAGCTATTCAGGATTCTCAAGGATTCAGGAAGAGGGAGGGGTTATCAAAGGGGTCAATGGACGGCTGCGCATTCCGATCCAACGGGGCGGTGCGGTGTTGCAAAGCGGGCGCGTTTCCAAACGCTGGCGTTGGTATCCGGAAGAGTGGCGCACCAAGATTGCAGATGATCCAACCTTGATCCCACTAAAATCGTCACGCGGCCGAACGATAATTGCCAAGCGGATCAAGCGAGGTCCGAACAAGGGCACTGTCCGTCCGATGTTCGTTCTGGTTGACCAAGTGGTGCTCAGGCCGCGTTTGCGATTCTACGTGACCTGGCGAGGCATGCAGGCTTTCGCTACAAGCAGAGCTGCGAGGGCGCTGAAACAGGCAGCGGCAGCGCTTAAGCGGAATCCTTTTGAAAAGCATCCCCGTATCATGCAGATACAGATTGTGAGGGGTGCAAGTGCCTAACGACATCAGAGAACAGGTCATGCAGGACTGTGAGCGGATTCTGGCGCTCATTGTCGCGGGCGATCCTACCGGCAAACCCGGCAACACCTTTGACATCGACATCGCCAGCATCCAGCGCGAGAACCCCGAAACGCAGCAATACGATTCCGTACCGCTCTGCATCATGGCGGCCGGGACCGAGGCCGTTGAGGATGAGAACGTTGGGCAGATTGGGAAGCACCTACCCATCGGCATAGCGATCATTACCCGTTACGATCCTGACACCCCGGCCCATACGGCCGACTACCTGTTGAATCAGCTTCAAGCCCAGGTCGAGAGCGCATTCCTCGGCGACCGGGACAC